TAGTAGTAGACTCCGGATATAAAAAGAAAGAATACAAGTGAAAATGAATAGATACCGACAGTTAGAACAGGAGATCCGTGACTATGTCCCTGGAACATTAGGAGCTCCAGAATGTTTAAATCTATTAGATAAATTGTATGCCTTAAGGCATGATTTTGTTGATGAAATGATAAAACATGATTGGTCTGATAATAAGGACGCAGAAACTCAGATTGCTACTGTACTAATACAGGCAGGTATACCTGATGATGTTATAACCTGGATGGAGAAAAAAGTGATTCCAAACCACCCTACAGGTAAAACACTTAGACAATTTTTTAGGATGACACCTGATAATTACAAAATAGAAGGGCACAAGATTATGTTTAAGGAGGTGACTGTTACCTCAGATGTTGAAAAAGGTATTAGAGAGAAGAATAAAAAGTATCTTGACGGCATGAACCAATTACAGGTTGAGTTAGACAAAGCATTCTCTCAGGCAAAAATCAAATATAAGTATACAATAGAGTTTGCTGTTGTTTCAGTTAAGACCGATGGTTCAAATATCAGTACACAATGGCCAAGTGCACGAAATAGGGGAGTAGTTCAACATATGAGATTGGTTCAAGCATATATACAGTACACTAGGGAGCATCTCATTAGGAGTACTGAGAAGGGTGCATTAGAAGCAATGTTCAACTTGAAATTTAACATAGGTGAACCTGCAATGGATGCATTCAGAATTCCTGAATTTGATGGGATGCAGGAATGTGGGGCTGATTTTGATGAATTACTTCATTATGCGCGGAAATGGATGGAAACTGCACATGACTTTGCATTTACAGAAGTGACAGGAGAAGCTGTGTCTAAATCATTCTGTTCTAGTGAGGAAGAACAAAAAACAATGTATCCTGAATCCAAAAAACCTAGAAACTTTCTATTAATTCAGGTGGCAATGCAATCTGAATATAGTCCTTCCACCATTTTATCAGATCAGATTGATATGAAAGCAGTATCTTATGAGTTATTGAAAGAGGAACCAATAACACCTGTGCAGCACTTAGCTAGAGACATGCTTTATCAGTTTCAACAGTTGGATGGTAATGATATGGATAACTATTATCGTAACAGGCAGCTTTTTGATGGAACCTCCCGTGTTCCTGAACCTGGAACATTTAAACTGGGTATGTCAAAATTGTCCCCTGAGTCAAAGACATGTATTTCTCAACTAGATCATATATCTCAACCAACATACTCAATTGAAAGCTTACCTATATATCGTCAAGAAACTGTGGCAATGTGTTCAAGTGTGATCCTTAAAATTCTTTCTGACCTTCAAATGACAATTGGTATGGATATTCACAAAAGACCTGATAGGACTGATAGGACTATTGTTGATAAGATTTTAAAGAAGTTTAGCGAGAATGAATTGGACAAGCATTTAATTCGTTCGATTGAGAAAACAGTTGCATGGCATGTAGGTCACCTTGTTCGAGATATTACTGAATCATTAATTGCTCATTCTGGAATGAAACGGTCAAAATATTGGTCATTACATGCCTATCATAATGGGAATGTATTACTTTGTATCTTGCCCTCAAAATCACTGGAGGTCTCTATGTCATACATTCGTTTCTTTACTGTCTTTAAAGAGGGTTATGGATTTTATGATCATGACAACATTGATAGCACAACGACTATTGATGGGGTCAATTGGGTGTATTCAAAGATAATAAGTTTGGATTTAAATCGTCTTCTTGCTATAAATATAAGCTTTGAAAAGGCATTGTTAGCTACAGCAGTATGGTTTCAGTATTATGCAGAAGATCAATCACATTTTCCACTTCAAGCATCTGTTAGGAGTGTATTTTCATTTCATTTATTAATTGCAGTTAGTCAAAAAATGAAGATTTGTGCACTTTTTGATAACTTGCGATATCTGATACCATCATGTACATCTTCTTATTCTGGGTTTGTTCCACTAATTGATAAATTTGTGAAGAGGCCTTTTAAGACATCACTGGAAGTCTTCATATATTCGCTATCAAGGAGACTACTTGTTTCCTTAGCCCAAAGTAACAAGCTAAGATTTTTTTCAAAGATCAGACTTCTGGGTTTAACTGTTGATCAGTCAACAATTGGTGCCAGTGGTGTATATCCATCACTTCTTTCTGATGTTGTGTATAGGCATTACCGTAGTTTAATTTCAGAAGTAGTAACTTGTTTTTTTCTATTTGAAAAAGGCCTTCATGGCACAATGACAGAAGAAGCTAAAATTCACCTTGAGACTGTCGAGTGGGCTAATAAATTTAAGGCTAAAGAGGCAGAGTATGGTAAGGTAGTTGTTGAATATGGTTATCGGATTACAGATTTACTTAATAAGACAGTACAGGTTACACAGCAGCTTTATTGTTGTGATGTGGTAGAGCTAGCAGCAAAAGAGTTGAATAAAGTATTAGATTCAAAATCACAGGTGTTGGCCTCATCAATTTTAAATAAACATTGGGATAAACCCTATTTTAGTCAAACCAGAAATATTAGCTTGAAAGGAATGTCAGGTCAACTACTAGAAGATGGATGTCTTGCAGCTAGTGTAACACTCATTGAAGCCATACGGTATTTAACAACACATAAACATAATCCTACATTGATCGAACTATATAACGAGACAAAGCATATTAGAGCACAAGCTCGAATTGTTAGAAAACATCAAAGAACAGAGGCAGATAGGGGCTTTTTTATAACTACTCTTCCTACAAGAGTAAGGTTAGAGATAATAGAAGACTATTATGATGCTATCTCCAAGAATGTAGTTGAGGAGTACATTTCATATGGTGGTGAAAAAAAGATCCTTCAGGTACAGTCAAGTTTAGAGAAGGCATTGAGATGGGCTTCAGGTACAAGTACAATTGTTTTATCTACAGGTCAAGAAATTGTTTTTAGAAGAAAATTAATGTATGTTAGTGCTGATGCCACAAAATGGTCACCTGGGGACAATTCTGCTAAGTTCAGATTATTTACTGCTATATTACACAATGGGCTTCGTGATGACCTATTGAAAAATTGTGTGATAGATGCATTAAAAAATGTATATGAAACTGAGTTCTTTATGTCTAGGCGATTAAAAGGTTATATTGATAATATGGATGACCTGCAGGCGAATGTAAAAGAGTTTAAATCATTCTTTGATTACTCAGAGGGAAAATCTGGGCTGGTAAGAGGTAATTGGTTACAAGGTAATCTTAATAAGTGTTCGTCTCTATTTGGGGTTGCTGTAAGCTTTTTATTTAAGGCTGTTTGGACTGCACTTTATCCAGAGCTGGAGTGTTTCATTGATGTTGCACACCATTCTGACGATGCTTTATTTGTATATGGGTACCTTGAACCAGTGGGAGATGGTAGTAATTGGTTCTTATATGTCACTCAAAAAATACAATCAGGTGAATTACACTGGCATGCAGTAAATCAAGATATGTGGAAAGCTATGTTTAATTTACATGAGCACATATTGTTGATGGGTTCAATCCAAATATCACCTAAAAAGACCACAGTATCACCTACAAATGCAGAATTTTTATCTACGTTTTTTGAAGGTTGTGCAGTGTCAATGCCATTTACAAAAATTCTTCTGGGTGCTCTCTCTGACTTGCCAGGATTAGGATTTTTTGATGACCTAGCAGCTGCTCAGAGTCGCTGTGTTAAAGCATTGGATATGGGGGCATCACCTCAAGTTGCACAATTAGCAATTGGTATTGTCAATAATAAGATTGAAAGGTTGTATGGAACTGCACCGGGAATGATCAATTCACCTTTGAAGTATTTGGAAGTGCCTGAAGAAGACATCCCTATAGCATTAGGAGGATTAGGTTCAAATAGTATTATGGAGTTAGCAACTGCAGGGATTGGTATGTCAGATAAATGTAGTCTAAAAAAAGCATTGACTAATTATATTTATAAAAATAGGGGTTTAGTATCTTATCATTTAGGACTTTTCAAATTCTTAATGGAATTATCAGAAGAGACTTTTCAACATGAACGGTTGGGGGAATTTTGTTTTACAGGAAAAGTACAGTGGAAAATATTTACTCCTAAAACAGAATTTGAATTCCATGATTTATATAGTAAAAATTTGCTTGAAAAGTGGACAGATGAGCACCCCGCATATGATTATGTAATTCCTACAGGGAGAGATAATTTGTTGGCTTATCTTGTCAGGAAATTAAATGATCCTAGTATAATGACTGCAATGACACTTCAATCTCCTATTCAACTTAGATTTAGGATGCAAGCTAAACAACATATGAAAGTCTGCAAGTATAAAGGTGAATGGGTAACATTTAGAGATATATTAGCTGCTGCTGATATATATGCTAAAAATTACCAGCCTAGTCAGAGGGACCTGGATCTCTTTCAAACACTGACAAATTGTACTTTTTCTAAGGAATTTGCATGGAGGGATTTTTTAAATACAGTTGAATGTGAGGTTATACAATCAAGGCGCATACATAGACCTAAAGTAGCTCGGACATTTACAGTAAAAGAAAGGGACCAATCCATTCAAAATCCTGTTTCATTGGTTATTGCTTACAGGTTTGCTAACAAACAAGAAGAAATTAGGGATGTGTTACAGTATTCAAAATACCCAGATTCATTACCTAGTGATTTGGCAACATTGTATGAGGGAGTAAAAAGAGAATTAGGTTTAGACCTCAGTGAACGCTCAGTCATGAAACGGGTTGCTCCTATGTTATACAAAACAGGACGTTCAAGAGTGGTTATTGTCCAAGGGAACGTAGAAGGGACTGCAGAGGGCATCTGTTCATATTGGTTAAAATCATTATCTTTCACAAAAGCAATTAAAGTTCATCCACATAGAGAGGTCCTTAAGGCCGTATCAATATTTAGCTTAAAGGAACAATCAGGTGACAGGGTAGATCTTGCTGCCTTACGTATTTGTATAGAGATGTGGCGCTGGACAAAGTATAATGATTTAGATGTATCTGAGTGGTTACATTATTTGTGGTTTGAGGATAGAACTCTATTCGATTGGGTGCAGAAGTTTCAAAGAGGAAATATCCCTCTTGTTGATCCTGAAATACAATGCGCAGGTTTGATGATAGCTAATGTTACTGGCAATACTAGCATATTACAAATTCAAGCAAATCGTCGAGCTTACTCTGGAAAGCAGTATGATGCTTACTGTTATCAGACATATAATGAAGACACAAAATTATATGAGGGTGATTTGCGGGTGACATTTAACTTTGGTGTAGACTGTGCAAGATTAGAAATATTCTGGGATAAAAAGGAATACCTTCTGGAGACCTCTGTGACTAGCAGACATGTATTAAAACTATTAATGGAAGAGGTGACTAAAGAGTTACTGAATTGTGGCATGAGGTTTAAGACAGAACAGGCACATACCTCCACAGGTATGGTTTTATTTAAGACAGATGCAGGTTTCGAGTGGGGTAAGCCTAATATACAGTGTGTCATATTTAGGAATTGTATGTTGAGAACAAACTTAAGGTCTCGTCAAGCATCTAAACATGACTTTAAAATTAATATTGTAGAAAATGGGTTTAAGGCTATTGCACAGTATGATTTTGAGAGTCCAAGATTTTTGCTTGCACATGCATATCATACTTTGAGAGATGTTAGATATCAAGCTGTTGATGCTGTTGGCCCAGTTTATTTTAAACAACTGTACCTTAACCCAATAATAGCTGCAGGATTGTTAGAAAACTTTATGAAAGGGATTCCTGCATCTATTCCACCTAGTGCATATTCTTTGATAATGAATAGAGCAAAAATATCCGTAGATCTGTTTATGTTTAATAAATTGCTGGCATTAATTAACCCAAACAATGTTCTTAATCTGGAAGGCCTTGAAGCAACAGAGGAGGGCTATAGCACTGTTACATCCCTTTCTAGTAGGGATTGGGCACAGGAGATGGAAATAATGGAATCAGATATTGAAGATGATGAGTATACTGTAGACTTAAATGATTTGGACTTTGATTGTATTGATACTGAGTCAGATATAGAACATTTTTTGCAAGATGAAAGTTCATATACTTCAGATTTAGTTGTTATGACAGAACCAAAGGAAGTAAAAAAGATGAGAGGCTTGGTTAAAGTTGTTGAACCAGTAAAACTTTTAAAAAGCTGGGTCACAAAAGGGCATGCAATAGAGAAAGTTTATAATCCAATTGGAATCATCTTAATGGCACGATACCTGTCAAAACATTATAACTTTGGTGGGCAGATGGTTTCAACAATGGACCCTTATGATCTAACTGAATTAGAGTCTATTGTGAGAGGTTGGGGGGAGTTAGTTTTTGATCAATTTGATCTTTATGACTCATCTGCTAAAGATTATGTCATAGAGAAAAACTTACTACCTGAAGATGTTATTCCTGATTCTTTATTTTCATTTTCTCATACTAAGGTACTTCTGAATCGCCTCTTCCTTACGGATAGATCCAGTTCATTTTATTAGAAATACTTTTTCTATAAGTGCTTGGTGTTTATTCCCGGAGCATACTACTA